ATGGGTCAAGTAAATTGCCGCAAGCACTATTTATCTCTCCGAAAAAGCCTTGTTCTCTATGTAATTGCCTTTGTTGTACTCGCAGTTTTTCTTTCCGTAGCCACTTTTTTTATTTGCGGTAGTGCTGCTGAAGATATTAGATCATCTTATCCCCCGTCCGGCGAAAAATACTATTTGACAAATGAACAGGGGGAACAGTTGGGCGACGGCGCTTACATCGGGACAGTGCCCGTCCCGATGTCTAAAGAGGACGAGCGTACCATTGCGCTACTGGAGAAACTTCCCATTGTTGCAACTCCTATCTATTCTGCATTCTGTATTATCGCTGCTGCGCTGCTGTTTTACAGAAACAGGCTGAAAAAGCCGCTTGTGGAACTGCGGACTGCTTCTGAAAAAATAGCGAACAATGACTTGGACTTTTCAATCGACTATGATAACAACGATGAATTGGGGCAGCTTTGCGCGTCCTTTGAAATCATGCGGACAACCCTTGCGGACAATTTCTCTAAAATGTGGCGGCAAGTTGAAGAACGAAAAGCACTCAACGCCGCTTTTGCTCACGATTTGCGTACCCCTCTAACAGTACTAAAAGGCTATAATGAAATGCTGCAAGCCAGCGAAAATCCTCAAACACAAGAAACCGCCGCCATAATGGGCAAACATATCTCCCGTATGGAAAGCTATGTGAGCAGTATGAGCAATCTTAGGCGCATGGAAGATGCGCAGCCGGAGTACAAGTTGATAGACTTGCAGACAGTGGCATCTTCTTTGTATGACAGCGCAAAAATCGTATGTGCGAAAAACGGAAAAGAATTGATTTTACAAAATGACATGCCTGTTTCGCAGTTATCCCTTGATGGGGCCTTTGTTTCACAGGTCAGCAATAACCTGATCTCCAACGCGGTTCGGTATGCCCGGACTGCGGTGACAATCTCTTTTGCCTTGCGTGACAATGGTCTGCTGCTTTCCGTATCGGATGATGGAAAGGGGTTTGACAAAAACGGTCTGCAAAAAGCCACCAGTCCATATTACACAGAGGAAAGCAACCATTCCGAGCATTTTGGACTTGGGCTGTATATTTGCAAGCTGCTTTGTGAACACCACAACGGCTATTTGAAGATCGAAAATACTGCATCCGGGGCAAAGGTATCCGCCTACTTCAAATCTCCTGCCTTGTAGATAAAAAGTAGATATTTTCCCTCTATACTCTCCATGAAAACACATGGAGAGTATTTTTTTGCTCCCTATGGAGAAAGGGGCTTTTTATGGAATTAAAAACGATCGGACTGACAAAAAAGTTCGGTTCCAAAACCGCCGTGGACAATTTGGATATTACCTTAACAAATGGTGTCTACGGCTTACTGGGTGCAAATGGCGCAGGGAAAACAACGCTTATGCGTCTGCTCTGCAATATCCAAAATCCTACTTCCGGGAAAATTCTGCTGAACGGGAAAAACATTGTGGGGCTGGGTGAACGCTATCGCAATCTTTTGGGCTACTTGCCCCAGCACTTCGGATATTACCCGGATTTTTCAGCGTTTGACTTCCTGCTCTATGTTTCTGCCCTAAAAGGATTGGACGAGAAGGCGGCGCGGAAGAAGTCAAAGGAGCTGCTGGAAGCAGTAGACTTATCGAGAGAAAGTAAGCACAAAATCAAAACCTTTTCCGGGGGCATGAAGCAGCGTTTGGGGATTGCACAGGCCATGCTCAATGACCCCCATATTTTGATTTTAGACGAGCCGACGGCGGGGCTTGACCCGAAAGAACGCGTCCGTTTCCGCAATTTGATCAGCGCCTTTTCCAAAGACCGCATTGTGATCCTGTCTACGCATATTGTTTCCGATGTGGAGTTTATTGCGGAGGAAATCATCATGATGAAATCCGGGCAAATCATTCACTTTGGAAATCCGCAGGAGATCACTTCTGAAATCGACGGCCAAGTGTGGGAATGTACGGTTCCGACTGCCTATGCGGAAAAATACGCGGCTGCCTACAACACAAGCAACTTGCGAAACACCAGCGAAAACCAGACAATTTTACGAATCATTGGAGATCGTCCGCCGATGGAAAATGCAGTAAGGGTGCAGCCTACTTTGGAAGATTTGTACCTGTTCTATTTCAAAGGGGGCTGTGAAGAATGAAAGAACTGATTCTTTTTGAACTGCGGAAAGTGTTTTCAAAGCGTTTGGCGCTCATCGCTCTAATTGGAATTATCCTGTTCTCTGCCTTGCTATCCTTTTCCACCTTTCAAAACAAATATGCGTTTGACCAAAATATCGGTAAAGGTACTGGCAAAACAGCAGTAGAAATCGACAAGGAAATTGCAGCGAAATATGAAGGAATCCTGACAGACGAAAAAGTGCAGCAAATGATGTCTGATTTTGCACCGACATCAGATTTACATGGATTGAGTGCAATCTATGTTTATCAAAACGCCATGCAATCGGCAGTCTTTTCACGGTTTTCTGATAAAGAGGGAAATTGGAACGGATTAAGTGTTTCTGATGTATTTGGCAATGAAGAAATAAAAATTGGCTATGTGGACGGTTGGCTTTCCACCAGCCGAAACATGGTGCGGGTTTTTGTCGCGCTTGCTCTTGCGGTTATCATCATGCTTGCTCCGATTTTCTCCGGCGAGTATGAAGGTGTTGATAATATCATATTGACAAGCAAGTACGGTAAAACCAAATGCGCTACTGCAAAGGTGGTTGCAGGTATTATCACCGCCATTCTCACTACCACGCTGATTGCAGCATTTAACCTGCTTCTTGCTTTTGTTTTTTATGGAACAGAAGGGTTGGATTGCAGTATTCTATTTGCCCCCAGTGACTATGTGGAAGCGTTTATCCCTTTTAATATCACCTGCGGTACGCTGCTCAAATATCAAATTCTGCTGGCATTTACCTGTACGCTTAGCGTTACGGGAATTACACTGTTCCTATCTGCAATCAGTAAAAATCAGATTGTAGCTTTGGTTGCGGCGATGGCAATTTTTCTTTTTCCCGTTTTGCTGCCGATCACCGAAGTAAATCCATTGTTCCGATTGGTTGGACTTCTTCCGATCTATCATGTACTGGCCATTTCGCTCCTGTCGGTGGAACAAATGAGTAACGGGATGCTGTATGCGATATGGGCAATCCCGGCAGCACTGCTCTTTTTGGGAGTTGGTGCAGGTATCTCTCGCCGTGTATTTGCAAAGCATCAAGTTTTATAAATCATTCGCACAGAGCCGCTAACAGCAGATTTGCGCGAAATAAAAAACGGCGGCTTTAATACGAAATCAAAGCCGCCGTTTTCTTTTCGAAAAATAAGAATACGGGGGGTGTGTTAAAGTCGCCCTTTTTTAAGGACACGGCGGTATCTGGGAGGTATTGCCGTGTCCTTTTTGCTTTTTCGCAACGTCCATGATCTGCACCAGTTAAAAAAAGCGTAGCCCCTCCATCGGACTATTCCGGCTATGAGTATGAACACAGAAATCATGTAAATAGATTTTATAATTCTTCTGCGCCTGTCTGCGTTTTGCAGACAGGCGCTTTTTGTCGTTATCGGGGATGTTTCTACTGTCCCCGCGCTCCGCCCTTTGCCTGATCCGGCCACCCACCCGATCAGGACGAAAGGAGCGCACAAATGAGCGACAGAAAAAATAATTTTGATTTTTCCCGGCAGAGCTGGCCAAAACAGCCTTCTGCAGAACGAGTAGTGGGCGAAAGGGGAAGAAAAGAACTGCCTCCCGGCACGAAGGGAGGTGAGAACATGAAACCTGATCGCCACGCCGAACACAAGCAGCACGCCTTTGACAGCTTTTGCAAAAAGGTCTTGAAGTGCGAGGCCTGCAATGGCTATCGAGAGATCAGCCGCAGGAAGAAGCACAGCATCCCTTTCAGCGAACTGCCGGAGGACGCAATGGAGCAGCTTGCGGCCTATGACCGTTATCCCTGGGAGTACAACACCTTCATTCTTGGCGGTGATGTGATCCTGATCGAAAACGATCTGCTGGCCGATGCGCTGAACGCCTTGCCTCAGGACAACCGGGATATCCTTCTGATGTACTGGTTCCTGGAAATGGCGGACCGTGAGATCGCGGAGCGTATGAACCTGGCCCGCAGGACGATCAACAACCGCAGGCTGAAATCCTATCGGCTGCTGAAAGAGCTGATGGGAGGTGATACGGATGCGTGACACCGCAGCTTCCCGGAATAATCTTCTTCCTTATCCGGTCATTACCGCCGCTGTCCAGGGCGACCCTGACGCGGTAAACCGTGTGATCGGCCACTACTCCGGCTACATAGCGGCGCTTTCCACAAGGACAAGCTATGATCCTCAGGGCTGTCCTCATTCTCAGGTGGACGATGATCTGCGCCGCAGGCTGGAAACGAAGCTGATTATTGCGATTCTGGATTTTGACCTGACCTGATTCAGATGACCGCCGTGTGTTCCCCTTTCCGCATGGTGTGTTCCGCACCTTGACAAAGAAAGCCCGTTGGGAGGCCAGCGCCGCAGTATAAGGCAAACGGATACATTCCTGTTTGTGCCGAGCCATACGGTCGGTGCGCCATGACCTCCATTCGGAGAGAGCGAGAAACACCAGACCGCAAAGCAAGCGTGGCAGCTTGCGGGCGATGACACACGGGCAGGGTCAAAGATACTCGCGCATTGAACGCCCAAAAAGCATTGTGCGCCGCACCCATCAGCATGGGCCGGGGTTAGACTCCCGTGGAGCTGTGCCAGCAGCCGTCCGTTTTGCCTCTTTCATTGCTATCTTTATGCTTTATGAAAGGGAATTTTATCATGCAAGATAAAGCTACAAATCCCGGCAAGACCAGCAGGCCAGAGAAAAATCCTCTGGATGCAAAAACGACCTATCACATTGGCAATCGGTCGTTCGTTGTTGAGCCGGTTTTCAAAGAAGAAAGCCCGGATACCCTGGGCAGCGTTCTCCTTCGCCTGATGAAGTCCGAGAGTGAAAAGCTGTAAATAGCTTTCAAACCCGGCTGACAGAGGCAGCAAATGGCGGTATAATGTGTTCGTACAAGTATATTTGCTATTCGACTGCCTTGACGGAAGGAGGACTTATGAAACAGTCGAATAACAAAAAATCCCGTGACGTGACCGCCTTTCTCTATGAAAGGCTTTCCCGTGACGATAATCTTGAAGGCGAAAGCTACAGCATCGGCAATCAAAAGAAACTGCTTGCCAAAGTCGCAAAGGAAAAGGGTTACACAAATCTGGTTCATTTTCTGGATGACGGCATTTCCGGCGTGACGATGAATCGCCCTGGTTTTGTAGAAATGATCTGCCAGTTGGAACAGGGAAAAGCCGCCGCCGTCTTTGTCAAAGACCTTTCCCGCCTGGGGCGAAACTACATTGAGGTCGGACGGCTGACGGAAGAATTTTTCCCGAACTATGATATCCGCCTGGTGGCCGTTTCGGATAACATCGACACGGCAGAGGGCGAAAATGAGCTTGCCCCGATCCGCAACCTGTTCAACGAGTGGTATGCCCGCGATATCAGCAAAAAGCGGCGCATCAGCAATAAGATCAAGGGCAATGCCGGTGAGCCGATGGGCCAGCCTCCCTATGGTTACATCAAGGACCCGAATGATCCGAAGCATTGGATCGTGGATGACGAGGCAGCCAAGGTTGTGCGCCGCGTTTACAGCATGACTTTGGAGGGGTTCGGAACAGAGCAGATTGCCGCCCAGCTTGAAAAGGACGATGTCCTGACCCCGCGGGCCTACTGGCTTACAAAGGGCATCAAACGCCCCGGCAAGGGCAGGCAGCAGTCGCCTACCAAGTGGAACAGCTCCACCATCACCAAAATTCTCTCCCTGCAGGAATACTGTGGTGACATTCTCAATTTCAAAACTTATTCCAAGTCCTACAAGAATAAGAAGCGGATCGACAATGACCGTGAGAATTGGGTGGTGTTCCAGGATGTCCATGAGGCGATCATCGAGCGGGCTGTCTATGAGCAGGTGCAGCAGAAACGGGGAAAAATCCGCAAGCGCCGTACCAACAACGGAGAACACAATATGTTTTCCGGACTGCTGGTCTGCGCCGACTGCGGCAGCAACCTTCACTTTCACTTCAATCAGGGCAATCCGGAGATCAAGTATTTCAACTGCTCCAACTATAAGGGCAACCGCGGCACCTGTACCTCTACCCATTATGTCCGTGTGGACTTTCTGGAGGAAGTGGTGCTGGGAGAGATACGACGCTTAACGAAATTCGCCAGTCTCTATGAGGACGAGTTTGTAAAAGCGGTGATCGGTCATTCCCAGCAGGCGGAACAAACAGACCGCAAGCTAAAGGAAAAGGAGCTGAAAACACTCCTTGCCCGCGACGATGAACTGGACGGCCTGTTCGAGCGCATCTATGAGGACAATGTTTCCGGCAAGCTCAGCAACGACCGCTTTGCGAAGATGTCCCGCCGCTATGAGGACGAACAGAAGGAACTGGCAGAGAAAATAAAAAAGCTCCGCTCCGAGATAGAGAAGCAGAGCAGCCGTTCCATGACAACGGATATGTTTATCGGTCTTGTCCGCAAGTACACCAGGGCGCGAAAACTGACGCCCCGGATGCTGAACGAACTGGTTGAGAAGATTGAAGTGTTCAATGCTGAGAAGATCGACGGCGTATGGGAGCAGCGGCTTCGCATCCACTATAACTGCGTCGGAACGATTGAGATTCCAACGGTACTGCCCCTGCCGATCCCGGAAGTGTCCGTAAATACAAGAAAAGGCGTAGTTGTCAACTACGCCCCCTGTGAACTCGCTGTATAAAAAGCGAGTGTTCTTACAGCCTTTCAAATGCTATAAGAACACTCGCCATGGAGTGTAAGACCAATAAAGATGTTTGCGAAAACCCTTTATTTGCAAGGCTTTGCGGGTCAGCGCCGCTTATTTTTTCTTTTTTTCGGCTGGGACTTGGCGGATTTTCTGCCGAAGGGGGATTTTAGTGTAAGACCAAAAAAGATATCCGCCTATTCATACTTCTTCAGCTTCTGACAGCCATCGGTGAATCGCGTCAGCCCTTCTTCTCCCTCAAGGGCATCTTCATCCTGCGGCATATCGGGAAAGAGGTGTTCATTACTCAGCCTGTAATAATTGATTGGTATACTTCCCCCACGGCTTTTTTCCTGGGATTCTCGGATACAAAGAGCAAGAAAAATCTGCTCAAATCTTTCCTTGTCTTCAGGGGATAACTGCAACATATAATCTTCATTATGGTAATGTTTCATTTCTCAGCACCAAGGTTCCGATATGAGAAGGAGATGCCGCTTAGCCCTGACATTCATCCCGGATGAAATCATATAGGGCTTCCGGCTCCTTCAGACACCATTTGGTTTTTTCGTCTTCGGTCCAGACCTCATAGTCCGGAGCGGCATCGTAAATCCACCAGCTGATGTAGTCGTACTTGTCGTTGACCGCTTCCTCCAACACATTCAGTAAGGCGGAAAGAAGCTGCGGCCCGCCCTCAAAAACGAAATGACCATCGCCCACCAGATTGAGCGCCTCACTGAATTGTGCGTCTCTTTTCCTCTGGGCTTGGATCTTCCGCAGGGCTTCGCAGAAGGTTTTCTTGGACAGCATCAGAAATCACCTCGGGGTTCGTAGCTCTCCGCTTCCAACTCAGCTTTCCATTTCAGAAGCAGCGAAACGGCCTCTTCCTGCGTGGCAGGATCGGTGCAGAATTCAAAGAAACGCACGATCAGCATTTCCGGTGTCAGACCAAGTGGTGCTATCACTGTTTTCAGTTCTTCCAACACATCCGCATCCACTTGAATCTCCACAATTTCGTACTTCTTCTCATCCATTGGATTTTTCATCTCCATTTGAATCTTCCTGCCGGAGCTCAGCAAGCCGCTGCTGAAACAACTCCAGAAGTTCTTTCCAGACCTGCGGCTTCTTGAGAGGCTCCATCGGTTCTTCCAGTTCCCGCTCCAGATCGGCCACGGCCACCGACAGCGTCTTTTCATCGAACAGGCGGTAGTGACATCGGGCATATCGGACGACCGCTTCGCTCTCCTCATCTTCCGTTCGCATGGCATAGCGGAGGGCACAGTTGATGACACAGCCAAAGTCATCCACATAGTCGAAATCGAACCAGGAGGCCGGACAGAGGACAAGATCATCCTTCCCTTCATCGGTGATCACCAGCCCGATGTTTTCACGGCTTACCCGTTCCAACACGGCATCCAGATCAGCTGCCAGCGCCTGACGTGAGATGCGCTCCATGCTTTCCAGTGATTGTAAAATCGGCATTGTTTCCTTCCTCCTGTCCTCTTGTCCGATTTCTTCAGATATGAGCAGTCGGCTGAGACTGTTCCACAGCCGGGGATATGGCTCCTGTTCTCCATATCGGTTCAGATGATATTGAATCTCCGCCGCAGCGGCGGAACGGGTGCTCTCGTCCAGGCAGCTCAGATTCCGGCAGGTGAAATCCACAGCGATGCTGGGCATATAGGTGTGCCGTCCCATACTGTACCGAATCGCCGCCAGAATGATATGCCGCAGTCCTTCCTCCCAAACGGGGGCAAGGATTCTTGCCGGAAACAGCAGTCCTGTGTTCCCCTTTCGGGATTGGAGTGGCAGGCCGCTTTCCTCGGCTCGCTCCAGCGTGTGCTGCCAGTCTCGACGAGCGATGGAACTGGCCAGAGGTTCCGCCTCATAAAATCCCTTTCTTCTTTTCACGGCTGCACCTCCGGTTCCGCTTTCTGCTGGCCTTTATGCAGGAGATTGTTGGCTTCCATCTCCTCGAAGGTGACCGGCTCGAAGCGATTGACATCCACCCCGGCATTCAGCATCCGCTCGTTTGCCTGAATGAGCGGCCAGTAGTCCGCATCGGTATTTCCGTGGATGTGACCAAAGACCATGTAGCACCGCATGATATGCGGCCAGGACATCATGGGGTAGTGGCAGAGGGTGTACTGCCGCTTTCCGTCCGTGATATACAGCAGATTGCTCACGCTTTCAAAGAATCGCTCCGTCTGACAATTCTGGACCCATCCCCGGTCGTGATTCTCAAGGATGAGATGCTTCTTTCCCCGCAGCCGCCGCAGGTATTCCTCCGGCGGCTTTTTGCTCCGGTAGATGAGGTCGCCGAGGATATAGACGGTATCCTTCCCTGTGACCTTGCGGTTCCAGTTTTCGATGAGGGTTTCGTCCATCTCCTCAATGCTGGAGAAGGGCCGGTTGCAAAGCCGGATGCAGTTCTCGTGACCGAGATGCAGGTCAGAGGTAAAGAAAATCATGGGGATTCACCGTCCTTCTTCAACCGGGGAACCGGGATTGGCTGCCACCGGCAGTAGTTTGCAAGTTCGTCCCGGCGCTCAAGGGGCAGATTCATAAAATCGACGATACGCTCGCCTGGGAACCAGGCGTGGCAGTAGGCGGGAAGAACTCCTTCCGGCACGATGCCGATGGGCTCCTCTCCGGTCAGGCGGGCCTTCAATTCCTCAGCATTGCGGATACATACGGGAATGTCTGCCCGATGGAGTGCGAGGAAGAAGTGGATGGCCTCCACCGTCCGGGTCTCCGCAAGACCGGCCACCGCCAGATAGTAACCATGCTCATCCCGGCACACGATGCAGTCGATGTGGGTGCTGTTGCCGCCCCGGCATACCTCCCAGGGGTGGCCGATGCGTGGCCGCTCTTTCAGCCAGCGATCAAAGGCATCGGGGGAATTCCCGTCCAATTTGGACAGGCCCTCGTCCCGCCCATCCGCGTGGAGAAGGTACTGCTCCTTGTCCGGTTTCTCCGTTCCGGCATATCCCATGGCCCGGTAGCCCAGAGCGCAGGCATGATAGAAGTCGTTTGCGGTCATGGACGGGAGTCTTCTGTTTGCTTCCAGGGGATAGCCTGCCGCCGAGGCAAGAAACTCATCCACCTCCTGCCGGGAGATATTCTGGAAGAACTTCTCTTTCCATTCGGGAAAGACCTTCCACAGATCCCGGCGCAGGACGGTTCCCGTCCGATGCCAGACGGGCAGATTCCGCTCCACCAGCTTCGGATAGCTGCCATCCTCCACCGCCTGCACGGCGTCCCGCACGGCTTCCTCCAGCCAGGAGGTAAATGGGGAGATGTCATGGGGGAAAGATCTCTCTTTGCGGCAGTCCACCTCCAGCACATGGTTATGGCTCAGGAATACCGCCCGGTATCCGATCTTCTGATCTTCACCGGCGGAAAAGTGGAACCACTCCACCTCCTCCGGGAACTCGGAACGCCACCAGGCTTCAAATTCCTCGTAGCTCTCCACCTGCCCATCCTCCCGTAGATCCTCAAAACTGCCGAAGTCCTCGATGGTTCCCCGCTCGGCACGAAGCCAAAGCTCCCAGCTGTTGTGCTCCGGGTCAGGTTCCAGCCGGTAGAGCAGCCGGAAGATCCGGTCGATGGCCCCATAGGATGCCTCGTCGTAGGAGAAAGAGCAGTCGATGTTTCGGTATCCCACCCGGCCCAGCCAGCTGATATAGTGCTTAATCTCCGGTGCCTTCATGGCGTTCACCTCCTTGTGCTTGTTGCGTTTCCTCGTCCGCTCTCTCCTCAAATTGGGTTCGGAAGAGAGCAATGTGTTCTCTCACAAGAGTAGGATGTTTGTCATAGACATGGCGGCAAAGGGCCTTGTACAGAGCAAGGAATCTCTGGTCATCCCCGAAGTCCATAAGGCCGTCCATGATCCGCTCGATCTCCTGCTCCCCGGTGATCCTGTCCTTCACCACCTGTTCCACCAATTGACTGTATTGCTGGTATGCGGTATCCATCAGGCGGGAGAGCCTCTGGACGGTTTCACGGATTGCGGCAAAGCAAGCCTCCCGTTCCGTTTTTTCTTCCTCTGTCATCGTATGCTATCTCCCGACAGGAGCTGCGGCGCCGCCTCCACACTGTGGAAGAGGAAGTGCATCCGGTCGATGCGCTTGTTGATATGCCAGTGGCCGCAGAACCAGTGATTGTATTGCAGCTTCCTCTCGATCTCCTCCAGCCACTCCTCGGTAGAGGCATCCACGGTGCTCTGGTCGATCATGGGGAGGAATGCTTCCCGCGGCTCATACCGATAGGGGCAGGTGTGGGAGAGAACGGTATCCACCTGCCAGCCGCAGGCATCCAGCGTCCGGATGACCTTCTCCTTGATCTCCTGAGAAGGCTGCTCGTCCGGCCACCAGCCATATCCTCTGTCCAGCCGGTAAAACTTGTCCACGCTGTAAGCCCCGCCGATTACCAGATGGCAAAGACCCTCCAGATGAAATATCTCCCCATCAGCAGCGAACAGCAGGCGGGGGTAGGTCTCCTCCACCCAGACCGTTCCGCCGTTCCATTCCTTGGTCTGGTAGGATGGCAGGGTAGATGGGCGAACCTCATGATTGCCGTGGATGCACAGGAGCGTGGGTTTCACCTGTGTCAAAAGCTGCTTCATCTCGGCATCCCGCCCGTTCAGGAAATAATTGGCCCCCACATCCCCCAGAAGGACGAGGGTGTCCTGCTCGGTCAGCTTGTGCCGGTCACAGAACTGTACGATCTCACGAGGGTTCCCGTGGATATCGCCCGTGTAGTAGATCATGGACTATCCCACCTTTCGCCCTCCATTATACCAACTTTGGAGGCCCATATCCTGGACTTTTCGAAAACATATTCACTTTCCCAAAAACATATACACTTTTACAGGCAAAAATCGACCGGCAGTCAAAGCACATGACTTCCGGTCGATTGTTTTCTCAGAGCAGGAATGTAAAATCGGAAGCATCCGAATCGATGCACTTCTCCCGGTGTTCTCGCAGAGCTGTCTTTAAGGCTTTCATCATGTCCAGCAGAATGAGAGCCTCACAGATGGTGCAATCTGAGAGGAGCAAGGTGATCTCCTCACTGGCGCACCGTTCCGTGTCGGTGATCTGCTCCATCAACAACCTTTCCGGCGATACGCCGAGGGCATTGGCGATGAGAACAAAGGTGTCCAGGCTCATACTTTTGAGGCCGCTCTCTATGTAACTGATGTAAGAGGGGGTTTTGTCCACCGCCTCGGCGAGCATTGCCTGGGAGAGATGGTTGCGGCGACGGGCTTCGCGGATGTGTTTGCCAATGGCTTTGTAGTCAAGACTCATAATAAGACCTCCAAAAAAATTGTAGCCTTATTATAGTGTCTGGCTTATATCATCGCCTTTGCCTTATATCAATTTCACCCCAAGTTGATATACTCTTAGAAATAGATTAACTGGAGAATATATTTCAAAAAGGGGGGGAGCCGATGGAGGAACATGGTTTGAACGAGCGTCAGCTGATTGGCTCCCGCATTCGGGAGGCGCGAGTCGGCCGGCGGATGAGCCAGGCAGATCTTGCAGCCAAGGCCAATATCTCCCTGCCTCATGTCAGCGCTATTGAAACGGGAAAGACCAATATGAAACTGGAGTCCTTCATCCGGATCATCGAGGCGCTTCAGGTGTCAGCGGACTCCCTGCTTCGGCCCGATGTGCCGGAGGTGCGGAGCCTCTACCAAAGTGAGTTTGACGAGCTGTTGGCCGATTGCTCCCCCAAGGAACTGGATTCCATCCTGAAAATCGTCCGGGAAGTGAAATCCACCATGACCAGAAGAGAAGACAACGATTAAAGCGGCGAGCCGAGGAGTGTTCCAAAGGCCCGCCGCTTTTCTTATGCAGTTGGTTTTTTGGGGACGAACTCCACTTTGAGACGCATCCCCAGGCCATCCGCCAGTCTTTTCAGGGTGCGGAGAGACGGATTGCCGGTTCCGTTTTCGAAACGGCTGATGTCTGCCTGGGCGATACCAGTCACTTCCGCCAGCTGCTTTTGCGTCAGCGACTGTTCATCGCGCCCTTCCAGAATCGCTCTCATGATCTGACGCTCCGGTTCGAGGGCATCCCACTCGGCTTTGAATGCGGGATCTCGGAGCTGTTCATTCAGAGTTTCACGAAAATTCTTGCCCATAGGTCAATCCTCCTTCCTCTGCTGGTAGTCCGCTCGATAATGTCTGTCTAATGTTATAACCCATACTTGTCGACTAAAACATCCCAGCGCTTCTTCGTTTCTGCATCAGAAAGAGATGTGAAAAGGCTAATTATTTTTCCGTCCTCACTATCAAATGTAATCTCATTGTATAATATGTAATCCCAAACTAATCGTCCAGTTTTGTCCCCGAAACGAGCAGGTACGCTATCGTGGATAAATCCATGTTGCTTAGATAGTTTTTCTGCAATTGTGAAGATAAGAGGGAGAGCCGCAGTTGCCACTTTAATCGTTGAAATGAGATCTTCTTCGCCCTCAATTCGCTTTTTTTCAATGCTATTGTCCATGCCGATAACCATTCCTTCCACTTCGAATAGTCTATTAGAATGCAATTTTAAGCTGGTTAAGTACCGTCTGTCGTTTCGTAGTATTTTGCCGAGAAGTTTTCCATACCCACCGCCTTCTCTCTATGTTCATTATATGTGTTATATCACATAATGTCAATGCACATTTCGTTTTCAGGAGTAGCACGGATGGCAGTACATCCTGGATAGGATAAAGCCGAGTGGCAAAATACTGCGATCTCACTATCTTCATCGTACATATATGGTGCAGAAGACTCAATGGGGCTCGTCTTGGGGTAGAAATGGGTTTGCAGCTCGCCGGAAGTCATTGTAATCTGAATCTTTTTTTCTCGTTCATCGACCAGGAGTCAAGTTGTTGACCTCTGGTCGATTTTATTTATAGTCTGTGGCCGCTATAATAGCCCGTAAGAACATTCGCAGGGGGAGCACATATGGAAGAGCTGGCAATAAAGGGCGAAGCAATGGAGCAGGAGATCATGCCGTCCTTTGATTTTCTGCTGGAAGGAGAGGCGGAAAAGAATGCGCTTTTGGCAGAGCATCGTGCCTGGTTAAAAGGCATTCGGCGGGAGCGCCCGCTTCCGAAAAACCATCACCGGGTGGCGGTATACATTCGCTACTTCAACCAAACCCGCTATGAGGATTATCTCTCCGCCCACAAAAAGCAGTTTTTGGACACGCTGGCTCTTTGTCCGAACTGGGAATTTGTCGGTTTCTATGTGGATGAGGGAAGCACCGCACCGAACATGGAAAACGCTCCAGAATGGGCGAGACTCCTGCAAGATTGCTATGAGGGCAAGGTAGATCTGGTGATCACCCAGAAGGCAAGCAATATTTCCAAGAAACTATCGGAGCTCTCTTTCTGTGCCCGGCTTCTTGCGGCGCTGCCAAAGCCGGTGGGCATTTACTTTGTTTCGGAGGATATCTACACAATGGCTTCCTACTACCGGGAGGATCTCCATGATCCGTATTTTCTGCCCGGTCCTGATTGGACGATCCTCCCCGATCACCAGCCTGGGAGGGAAATGCTGCATGATTGACAAGGCCACCCGCAATCGGCTTGCAGAACGAAAGGAACGGGTCCGCCGCCGGATCAACACAAAGGTTGACCCGGAGAACTACGAATTCATCCCTGCCAAGAAGCCTATCGACTACTACGACAACGATATTCCGCAACGAGTCGCCGTGTATGCCCGTGTTTCCACGGACAATGTCCAGCAGACATCCTCCTATGAGCTGCAGAAGAAATACTATGAGGATTTCGTCCTGCATCACCCCAATTGGACGCTGGTTAAAATCTATGCCGATGAGGGCATTAGTGGGACTTCCCTCGTCCATCGGGACGAGTTTAATGCCATGATGACTGACTGCCGCAGCGGTAAAATCGACATGATCATCACCAAAAGCGTGTCCCGTTTTGCCCGGAATGTGGTGGACTGCATCAGCATGGTCCGGATGCTGGCGGAACTGCCCAGCCCGGTGGGCGTGTTTTTCGAGAGCGAATGTATCTTTTCCCTTAAGGATGATTCCCAGATGGCGCTTTCCTTTCAGGCCACCATGGCGCAGGAGGAGTCCCATATCCGCAGCCGGAGCATGGAAACCTCCCTGCGGATGCGGCTGGACGGCGGCTTGCCTTTGACGCCCAAGCTGCTGGGCTATTCTCACGACGGGGATGGAAACCTGGTGGTCAACCCGGAGGAAGCGCCTACGGTGAAGCTCATCTTCTACATGTATCTGTACGGCTACTCCACCAGCGACATCGCGGCGGCGCTTACCGAGCTGGGCCGTAAGACCTACCTGGGAAATATCAAATGGACCTCCAATTCCATTGTTCAGGTTCTTCGCAATGAGCGTCATTGCGGGGATGTGCTGACCCGAAAGACCTTCACCCCGAACTACCTGAACCACAAGTCCAGGAAGAATCGGGGCGACCGCCCCCAGAGCCTTTACCGGAATCACCACGAGGGCATTGTTTCCAGAGATGATTTCATTGCCGTTCAGCACCTTCTGAACAACTCCAAGTATGGACATCGCTCTATCCTCCCGGAGCTGCGGGTGATTGACAGCGGCCTGCTCAAAGGCTTTGTAACCATCAACCCTCGCTGGGCCGGGTTCAAACCTGCGGATTACTTTCAGGCTTCCGCCAGTATCCATCCTCCCGATGAGCAGGCGGAAGAAAGAGCGCCTCTTTCCAGTGTCACTCTGGCTCCTGGGGATTTTGACATGAGGGGTTTTGAGATTACCCGCAGCGAGTTCTTTGATAATTACCACCGTCCTTATGTTCAGTTTCAGGATAAGAGGATCAAATTCAGCACAGCTTGTGTTCGTACATTTGGGAAAGACAACCATGTGGAACTACTGGTCAACCCAGTGGAGATGAAGTTTGCTGTCCGCACGGCGGAAAAAGGCAACCGCAATGCCGTCCTGTTCTCCAAACTGGTGGATGGGAAATACCAGCCCAGAGAGATTGCGGGTGCGGCCTATATGGAAACGCTGTTTCAGCTGTTCGGCTGGAGCCCGGATTTAAAGTATCGGATTGCCGGGCGGCTCTTTCAAAGCCAAAGTGAATCAGCGTATATTTTCGATCTCAATGACGCAGAGGCGTTTATCAAATCTTATCTGCTCTCCGGTCAGCAAGGCGAGCAGGATTCCCATGATTCTGTGCAGCCGCTCTCCATCTCTGGCAAGCGGGTGCGCGCCGTACCGGAGGAGTGGATTCATTCTTTTGGAACGCAGTATTATCTCCACCAGCAATCTTTCCAGCAGGTTCATGACCAGAGCGAGGAGGATTGGAAGATTCGCATAGAGGGGCAGCTTTACGAAACCGGTCAAAAACTCCATGTGACCGGTTTTGAGGAACTGAGAGACTATATCCGCCAGGAATTCAACCGGCGCGGAAAGGAGGAACCATAATTGAGCGAGGAGAGAGGCGAAAAACCCGGTGGTGTGATTGCCGGGATGCTCCGTTCTCTGGAAGGGGAGCAGACGGCCGGGATTGCTCCTGTCATGCCGGAGATGGAAGTGGACGTTCATCAGGCAGGTCATGAAGGCGATGATGTTCTGGAGACGGAGCGGGAATTCAATTACGAGGGCTACCAGGTGGTACGCCGGGAATTCTTTGCCCATATCAATGAGCCATCCGTGACCTTTAACAACTATAAATTCTATGTAAATGCTGCCTGCCTGAATCGATTCCCGAAGGTAGATTATGTGCAGGTGCTGGTCAATCAGGAAAGCAAAATATTGGCGATCCGCCCCTGTCAGGCAGAAGACCGGGATGCCTGCGCCTGGTGTACCAATGGCTCTGGCAGACGAAAGCCGAAGCAAATCACCTGCAAGATCTTCTTTGCCAAGGTGTTTTCTCTGATGGGATGGAATCTGGACTATCGATACAAGCTCCTCGGACGGGTGATCCACGCCAAGGATGAATGGCTTATCGCATTTGACCTGACTGCCACCGAAGTATACCAGCGGGTTCTGAAGGATGGCGAGAAGCCCAGAGCCTCCCGGACGCCGGTGTTCCCGGAAGGTTGGAAAACACAATTTGGCCTGCCGTTCCGGGAACATCAGAAATCCATGCAGGTTGATATTTTTGAAGGATATGCGGTGTATGGGCTTCGGGATCGTGCCTCTACGCCAGAAACGCCTATTGCGGAGGCTCCCATACCGGACGGAAGCGAAGAACAGAATCCATCATAGGAGGCAGAATATGAGTCGAGAAAATCAACCGCAAGCCTCGCTGACCCTTGATCCATTTCGCAATCGAATCCGCATCCACAAGAAAACCATACGCCGCCTGGGCAGTCCTGCCTATGTGCAGTTTTTAGTGAATCCGGAAGAACTTTATATCGCCGTTCTTGGCTCGGACAAGCCTATGATTGGGGGAACGGCAAATAAGGTTCGATTGTCCAGTGTCAGCTTTCACACCAACCAATCCGTAGAGTTTTATAGTTCTACCTTGCTGAGCAATCTGTCGGAGATTGTCGGTGGCTTCGATCTGCGGTTCAATTATCATTTGACAGGAGAGATCGATTCGGTGAACCGGGTCGCCTATTTTTCCCTCCAAACCGTGAAACCGCAGGAGCGCAGGAGGCAATATGGAAGAGAAGGGGTTTAGGGAACTCAGGATCGATCCGGAATTCAAAAACCTGATTCGACCTCTCCGGCGGGAGGAATACCGGCAGCTGGAGCTGAATCTGGTGATGGAGGGCTGCCGGGAGGCCATCGTTGTTTGGGACGGTACCATTGTAGACGGACATAACCGATACGAGATCTGCAATAAATTGAAAATCCCTTATGGCGTAAAAGAACAGGTTTTTCCAAACCGGGATGCGGCAATCGCCTGGATCTGCTCCAATCAACTCGGTCGCCGCAACATTTCAGAGGAGACGAAGAAGTATCTGATCGGCAGGCAGTATGAGGCGGAAAAGAAAGCGCACCGGAATGAGAACGGCTATAATCAGTACTGCCCAAATCCCCTCGCCACAGTTGGAAGAGGCCGTCCGGTAGAGGAAGAGAGCAGTCGACGAACCGCCGCCCGTCTGGGAAAGGAGCATCATGTGTCTGGAGCAACGGTCCAAAAATATGCAAAATACAGCGTGGCGCTGGATGCGATTGCAAAAACCGCGCCGGAATTGATTCCCCACATCCTGTCGGGGACATACAAGATATCCTTCGAAAACATTGTGGCACTGGCGGAGATGGCCCCTGCGGAGCTGAAGGAACTCAGTAAGAAAATCGGGAACAATCCCTATGCCTTTGCCCGATACAGCGATTCACGGCGCAGCCTCTCCACCGAGGCGTCTTCTAAGCCCGGCATACAGGCGGCGGAGCAGCCTGCCATCAAGACGATGCCCGCCTATGATCCGGATGCGGAGGTGGCTGGACTGACCCTCACCATTCCCTCCTGGATGAGCTCCATCGAGCGAACCAGAAATATGGCGCATCTCGCATCCATCTCTCCCGCAGCCAAGGAGAACTTGCAGGCAGCCTTAACAGCGCTGGGAGAAAAGGTGCAGGAGATGCTCGCGGCAATTGAGGAGGATTCCTAATGGCTGATTTCAGCATGTTTGTACCCAATGTCCATTTCGAGCAGATCCCCATTAAAAATCTGGTGTCCAACCAGGAGTATCAGCGAAACATATCCGAACAGCATGTACTGAATGCGGCAGCCCACTTTGATCTATATCAGATCAATCCGGTCAAGGTAAGCCGACGAAACGGCGTCAACTATGTGTTCAATGGGCAGCACACGGTGGAGATCGTCGCGCTGGCCTCCGGTTCTCGGGACACGCCGGTCTGGTGCATGATCTACGACGATCTCAACTATGAGCACGAGGCGGATATCTTCGCCAATCAGATGAAGTTCGTGAAACCCTTAAAGCCCTATGAGGTGTTCATGGCAAATATCGAAGCCGGAAATCAGAAACAGCTCATTATCCGGGATCTGGTGGAGTCCTACTCGCTTTCCATTGGCCAAGTCAGAAACTATGGGGTGGTTTGCGCTGTGTCCACGTTGGAAAGCATCTACGACAAGTTCGGCTATCATGTTCTGGACCGGACACTTCGGCTCTGTGTGGGCACTTGGGAGGGCGATATGAATTCTCTCTCCGCTAATATGCTCAACGGCATTGCCCGCCTGGTCCATACCTTTGGAGATGCGCTGAAGGATGAAAACTTCAAGGAAAAGGTGGGCGAGATGTCGGTAAAGCTGCTCTCCAGAACCGCCAAGGAGCGGCGGCCCGGCTCCATGGGGTATGCCGAGGCCATGCTTATTGCCTACAACCGAAAGTGTAAATATCCGCTTAAGTGGACCAGGCTCTACGAGAAGAATGTGGGGAACAGTGAAGGGCTGGACATTGATACAGATCTGGATGAGGAGGAGAACGAGGACTCCTTCGGAGATAACCCCGAGGAATAAACAAGCGGACGACTCCCCAGGGAATCGTCCGCTTGTGATTTCATGGCCGGAGGGTAGATGAACGCCGCCAGATCCAGATAACTGCTCCCGTCCGCCGCAGAGGCTCTATCGGTTTTTCTCAGTAGTGTCATAGCGGAGGCGAAGTGGATGCGGAGGCGACCGTTCCTGTCAAATTGCTTGACCTGGAAGGTACTGCCGACCTTGGAGAAGGTCTTCGGGCTGGATTCCGGGACATCTAATCCACAGCCGCCCCAGATTATGCGACCTTACCCCATTCGCCGTTGGTAGATACATCGTTCATGCTTAAAAGATTTATGTATTTATAAGGTCGATTGCTGTTGCAAGCAGAATTGCAATGACTTCATCTTCAGAATTATCATACTCCATAACGAATTTATCGGCATAGCCATCCTTAAGATTTAAAGGACAATCATGCAGAGTAGCTACCTGCTTACCCTTATATTGGATTTTGAAACTCTTGCCTTCCTGGTGTGTGATTTTGACACTACCTTCAAGAACCTCGAACTCCAGATTACCAAATGACACATATTTTTTTAGCAATGCGATTTTTTCTTTACCCAAGAATACTGTGCATTTCTTCACCTCTTTTTCAAACAACGGAACACCTGTAGAAATCAGATGCTCTTTAACATAGCCGATTTTATTTCCGTTTGCATCAAACAAATCCAAGATTTCACGGTCGGTGATAGTGTTCTCAGCGTTAGATTTATACTTGAGCGTACCATTGCCGTCAACAATTTGATAACGCCCAAGATAATCATTCATATCAGGCGTTTTCCCAGTAAAGAGGCCGACCATCGTGCCTATGGAATAGGACTTTGATTTGATAACCAGGAAATTTTTCTTGATTCCCTGGATATGTTCGGCCGCAGTTTTCTGCCCTGTGGCTTGACCGAGTTTATTCAGCACGGAGTTTACCACCCCATCTACCGATCCTTTCGGTATGACTTTTTCGGCGATTTTAGCACCAGCTAAAGCTGTGAGTTTACCTTTTAAACTCATAAGCGCACCTCCTATCGTGTTCTGTAAGAGAACTTGTAAATTTCGCGGATAATTAATCCATGCTGCCACTATCTTTATTTCCGCCGAACTCGCAGCCGCGTACATGGTCATGTCCATAATACCATCTGCAGTATCGGTAACCACTGTGAGGGAGACAATTGGTGCAGTCCCCCATTACAATGTCTTTGCCTTTGATTTGGATGCGATGCCAACACACGCTATGACTGTAAAGCGTATTCCGAAGAAACCTAACTTCGATGGAGACGGTTCCTGTGGGAATGGTCCATTTTTAATTTCATGGCCGGAGGGAAAAGGCCGGGCGCATATATTCCACAGCGCCCCGACTGAGGCCATACTGTCCGGCCAGCTGCTCCCAGTGTCCGGATACGGTTTTGCAGATCTCCTCCGCCGCCTGCTGAGCCTCCTGGGGAGATAAGCCGAAGTAGTCAGCGACCTCCAGCGCCAGATCCAGGTCGATGGTGTTGTCGTACTCGCTCACATTGAGGGAGAGACGGTCGCCTGTGGGGACTGGGTTTACATCGTAGAGCGGAGCCAGTCGCCAGCCGGTGAGAGTCAGGAGGAAACCGTGGTTGCGCAGGTGGTCGTCGGTGTTGGACACCGCCATACTGAATACGATCCGTTTCCACAGCTCAGCCAGATCCTGCCTGGGAGCCGCCCCATTGGCGCGGATGAACGCCGCCAGATCCAGATAACTGCTCCCGTCCGCCGCAGAGGCTCCGTCGGTTTTTCCCAGCAGAGTCATGGCGGAGGCAAAATGGATACGGCGGCGGCCATCCCGGTCAAATCGCTTGACCAGGAAGGTGCTGCCGGTCTTGGAGAAGGTCTCCAGCCTGGATTCCGGGACATTCAATCCGCACAGCCGCGCCAGGTCATGCACGACCTTCTCCCATGCGCCGCTGTTGGATTCATCGTGCTTAGACGGAAACTTGGCGATCCACAAAGCGCCGTCCGCTGCCTGCACCGTGGCCTTGGGCCTTGCTCCGCCCAGAGAGGAACCGGGGGCCAGAAGCTCCCGCAGCCATGTTTCGTTCAGGCCGCTTTCGTCATTCTCAAAGGCGATAGAGGCGTTTTCCAGTGTCCGAAGATGAACCCAGGGCGGCGTTGCGAAGGACTTGTCGTTGGAGAGAAAGTCTCCCCCCTCTTCCAGGCTGAACCGCAGTGCCCCCATGCGGGATTCATCGTAGACCCCCAGCAGGAAATCGCTTTCTGTGAGGTTTCGGGGCTTTCGGTCTTCTTTTCTGGCGTCAATTGCCTCCTTGCGCCGCATCAGCAGGCGGCCCCAGCGGTCCGGGCAGGAGTCGGCGAACAGCCCGAAGAGCCGCTTGTCCAGCGGCACATACTGCCGTCCCCGGTAGAGGGCCAGATCCGGGTCCAGAGAGAAGGAACTCTCGGCGGATGTCAGCCAGGCGGGGTCATACTCGAAGGAGAAGGTTTCCTGCCCCCGGATAAAGCTGCAGCGGAGCCGCCCCATCAGGGTGGGGGTCTCTCCACGCCAATTTTCATATACATAGATGGTCTTTTCGTCCTGCGCCATGGGCTACTCTCCTTTCTTGGGCGCCCGCCGTCTGGTAGGCAGCGCCAGGTCTTGCAGCTTCCTGCCGAATTCATCATCTTTGGCAATAAGCAGCAGGTCGCTGTCCATATTGTTCAGTGCGTGCAGCACGGCGGCATAGGAGCCGATGGATACCGTGGGCGCACCCTTCTCGATGGAGATGAGGGTGGCCCGGCTGATCCCCGCCCGCTCCGCCACCAGTTCCAGACTCAGCTTCCGGCGCAGGCGGGCAAGGCGGATCTGCTCACCCATCTGCTCCAGAATCTTTCTTGTCTGCGGCATGATGACCGCCGCTCTTTTGCCCATACATCATCGCCTCCTAACATACATTATAGTATATTACCTTGGCGATTATGTCAATTATATTTGAAGTTATTTGTTTTCCTCATTGAGCGCTTCCTCGATGAGATACCCGCCGCCGAAGATGATGTCCAGCCTGCCGTCGGGATATACCTTTACGCACTCGATCATCTGGTGGACGATGGTATCGTCGTACTCCATCTTTCTCGACGCACGATCTGCGATGATTTGCTGCAGCTGGAGGATGCGGCCATCATTCCCCTGGTCCGAGAGGAGGGCGTCCTCCAGCTTTTTGATTCTCCCTTGCAGGAGTTCGATGGTATCGGAAAGCTCCTTGAATTCCGCCTCATGGCTTTCAATGCCCTCGCCGCTCTCTACGCTCTCATTGATGAGGGACACCATTTTGCGGTTCAGACCATCGATTTTTCGGCGAAGCAGGTCGATTTCATCGCTGTTCCCGTTCAGCCCGATGGCCTCCCCAATGGTCGCCCTCATAAGTGCCAGATAGGTGGCCTCGTCTTCCTCATTGAAGCGGTTGACCGCCCGGACGATAGCAGCATGGAGCGCTTCCTCGTCTACTGTAGGGGAGGACTTGCAGTACCGCTTTCCGTAGTCCAATCGATTGATGCAGCGCCAGACCACCCGCTTTTTCCCACGGGATGTCCAGGTCACGCGCTTGTATCGGCTCCTGCATTCGGCGCAGATCATCACATTGGACAGCGCATACCGGGAGTATTTTCCGGTGGCCGTAGTGGCTGCTTTGGTGGAGTTTGGCTCCCGACTCATCCGCCTGGCGAGTTCTTCCTGCGTTTTGTGAAAGAGCTCTCGGCTGATGATACCAACATGGCTATTCTGTACATAGTACATGGGTGCCTCACCCGTGTTTTTGCGACGGACCTTGCCAATACAGTCAATTGTGACCGTCTTTTGAAGGATGCTGTCCCCGCAGTATCGTTCATTCCGGAGAATACCCTTAATCATGCTCGCAGAGAAGGAGAATCGTTTTCCTGGTATCTGGAGATTCTCTTCTCTGAGTTTGGTTGAGATCCGGTTGATGGTTTCACCTGACAGGTACATATTGAAGATTCTCTCCACGATGGATGCCTCCTCCGGGACGATCTCCGGTTCTCCGTCCTCGCCCTTTCGGTATCCAAGCAGGCACTTATAATTGAATACGGGCTTGCCGTCCTGGAATCGCTTCCGAAAGCTCCATGTGACATTCTTGCTGATGCTTTCGGATTCAGACTGTGCGAACCCTGCGTAGATGACCAGATAGAGCTCGCTGTCGATTTGCAGTGTGTCTATATTTTGCTCCTCGAAGTAGATGCCAATCCCTCTTGCCCTGAGCATACGCACATGGTCCAGGCAGTCAACAGTGTTTCTGGCAAATCTGGAGACCGACTTGGTGATGATATAGTCGATTTTTCCTGCCAGGCAGTCGTTGATCATCTTTTGGAACTGGGGCCGTTTATCTGCTCGAGTTCCTGAGATGCCCTCATCAGCGTACAGGCCGGCAAATTCCCACTCCGGCTTGGCGGCAATCATTTCGGTGTACACTTTTTTCTGGTTGGTGTAGGAGGTAAGCTGTTCCTCGCTGTCAGTGGATACCCGGCAGTAGGCGGCAACCCGGCGCTGGTGATATTGCTCCTTGTTGACGATCAGCGAGCGCTTCGGCTCAATGACCGATATGGTCTTTTTCGGTATCCTGGTTACATTCATTTTCATCCCCTCCGATCTCTACGTCGGTCTTGGTATGTAGGATCACCTGTCCTCCGCTTCCCAGCGTCAGATAGGCGACGATGTCACTAAAGTAGGCCGGACTGAATTCCTCCTGGGGCGTCATCATGCGCACACGTTTTCGGGCGATGGATGCGGCGATCTGCAGATGTGTATCGCTCTCTGCGTACAGCTGCTCCGCCATCTCAATTGTTTTGGCGATGACCAGGGCGTCACTGGGATTATCCCGCTCCAGTTCGGCATCGATTTCCCTGTTGATTTGCTGAGCCTCTGCCGACAACTCCCTTCGTTTTTTGGGGCGGGGTATGAGCAGGTGGCTGTTAGCGATGATGCGGTTCATCAGGATCGTCACCTTTTCCAGCAGATGCGTATCGGAAATTCGTATGCGCTGTCCGCAATCCGCATTGGTGCATTCCCAGCTTTCCCGAATCCGGTGCCTGTTGCTTACTCTCCTCCGCATTGGCGCCCCGCATTCCGCGCACCGGACCCGGTTCCGGAGCAGGTCGATCCCCTCCAGATTTTTCTCGAAGGTGTTCCGCTGGCGGGCTGTCCGCACCGCAGCAGCCTCCTCATACTGCTCCTCCTCGATGATGGGGTCATATTCTCCATCTCCGAGGTATTTGGCGTTTCCTATGATTCTTGCGATACGGGCTTTATCCCACACATCCGTCCTCTCGCTGTAGGGGATCTTCCTTTCAGTCAACAGTTCGGCAATGCTTTGGAGGGAAGCGCCGTTGATGTAGGCGCTGAATATCTCACGGATGACCATAGCTTCATCCTGTGCGATGACTGTCCTTCCGTTCCGCATAGTGTAACCGTATGGGATATAGCGTATCTTCTTCATTTTGAGGTTCCTCTCCGTCAGAGCATTTCTGTAAATCGCAGCCCGCCGATGAGGGTGACCGTCATTTCATCCCGGCGGGTGATGCGGATGGCCTGGACAATCTCGGCAAACAGCTTTTCATCGAATCGGTCCAGGGGTTCTTCCAACTCCTCCAGCAGTTTTTTCAGCCGTGTCACTTCCTCGATTATATCGGTGATGCCCGAGGAGAATTCACACTGGCGCTCACGCTTCAGTTGGCGCAGTTGGTCGTTGATATCCTGCACCTGAGCTTTGTGGACCTCGTCTTTGAGGTATCCTTTTGCATGGAGCTGTTCCACCATCACCAGCTTGGCATTGAGATCTGCGATGCTCCGGCTGATCTCCCTTGCGGCTGTGTTTTTCCGCTTTTGTTTCAGCTCGGCGGATTCCAGGCGGAGCAGGGTTTGACCCAGAATGTCGTATTCGGAGAACCGAAGCTTGTTGACCATGGCGATGAAGGCATCATAGATCCGATCCTCACTGTAGTAGTTCGAGTCGCATTGGGTGCGATCCTGAATGTGTTTGGAACATCCCCACTTGGCGGTCCCGGAAACCTGCCGCCTGCGAAAATACGAGCCGCACTCAGAACACTGAATGCGGCTCGTAAGAGGATAGATATTTTGCGCTGTGGATTTCCCAAAGATATCCTGACGCTTTTTCAGGAGGGTCTGGACCTTGTCGAAGGTTTCTCGGTCAATGAGCGGAGCGTGGGTCATGGAGGCGTAGAACATATCCTCCTGGCCTCGATTTCGGAACTGTTTGAACGGGACTGTGGTGTCACGGTAGGTTTTCTGGTATTTGCAATCGCCGCAATACCGTTCATTCCCAAGGATGTACGCCACCTTGGTGGAGCGCCAGAGGGATTTCCCGGTCTTAGTTTTGATGCCGCGGCTGTTAAGGTCGCGGGCGATCTCCGATGTAGACTGGCCGCTCAGGTAGTTTTCAAACATCATGCGGACGATGGCCGCCTCCGGTTCATAGACCACCAGTGCCTTTTCCACCAGCCGGAAACCGTATGGAGCGTTGCTGTCCACATACTCACCCGATTGCATCCGTTTCACGATGGAAAGCCGCTGGTTCTGGGAAATAGCCTTGGACTCCTCCTGCGCAATGGCAGAGAAGGTATTGAGGAGCATTTCATCCCCGAGGGCCAGAGTGTAGATTCCCTCTTTCTCGAACTGCACCCCCACGCCGAGCAGCTTCAGCTTCCGGACATATTCCAGAGACTCCTTGGCGTTTCGGGCGAAGCGGGAGACGGACTTGGTGACGATCAGGTCGATTTGGTGCTGTTCGCACATCTTGATCATTCGCTGGAATTCGGTTCGGTTCTGCGCTTTCATGCCAGACAGCCCTTCATCCGCGAAGATCTCCACCAGTTCCCACTCTTTTTTTCTCTGAATGAGGCTGGTATAGACCCGAATCTGGTTGGCATAGGAGTTCTGCTGATCTGCTGAATTGGAAGATACCCGGCAGTAGGCAGCGACTCGGACTTTCCGAATTTCCTGTCTGGTGATGGGCGAGATGAGTTTGGCCTGTGGCATCAGCAGAATCCCCTTTCTGGCTGAATTTTGGATTGTACTACATTTTGGTACAATCCACTTTTACGGTTCAAGCAACATTATATTCAAGAAGAAGATAAAATCCATTGAATAAATGCAGATCAGGAAATTTCTACATAGTCAACAGACTGCGCCGTGCAAACTCCATCAGATTAGACGATGCCGTCCTGACATCCTAATCCGCAATAACAAGATCCGAGCCGGTAAGCTTCTGGTAATATCGCTTGGCTCGCTCGTATTCAGCGGCGGTGATCACACCGCTGTTCCGCATCGATTTCAGCACGACCACGATAAACAGATAGTTTGCACTTTTGGTTTGTGACATGGTAATCATGGTGTGATCCCTCCTAACTGCAAAATTGAATTGATACCACAAAAATAGGGGCCACCCCGTCTGGTTGCGGCAGTGTTGGCTTACTTCGCTACATAGTGGGTGACCCCCATTGCTTCTGATATCAAGACGATTGTTCGTCTTTTTTTGCCTGTATTCGACACTACTTCCCCAGGCCAGGGCGGACATCTAAACTGCGGCGGGCGCCGCACTCCGGGAATCGAACCCCTCCGAGGATCTCTCCGAGCTGCCCCCATTGCTTGAGACTGTGGCTGGGCAGGGGTACCATTGTAGGCGGATGAGGTCTTGACGAAACAGACTGCCACGCCTGCTTTTGGATCGGTGGACCCGCTGGGCACCTTATTGGCCGTCATTGATAGAAGAGAAAGAGGGCTTTGCCCCTTTCTCCCCTACAGGTGGTCATCGCGCACCGTCCGCATCGCTCGCTCATCCGCTGATGTTATTTAGCTGCCGGATATTCAGTTGAAAAGGTTCAATGAAGGCGTCCGAAGAACCCCTTCACTTTACAACGGACATTTTTTCAGCAAATCACAACCATCACCCAAAAATATTTTTCGCTTTTTTCTGAATGAGTCGGATTGCATTCTGGACGCTCTGATAACTGACTCCCATTTGATCCGCATAAGCCTTGTAACTGATCCCATTCAGAATGCAAGCCTGGTAAATTCCATATTGGGTAGGAGTCAGGCTCTCTCGCAGTCTTTGTTCCAGCAGCTTCGTGGAGATTTCTTCTGTGTAATCGACCGTATCAGCCAACCAGTTGGAGTCTGTCACATCTTCAGGGAGCACATCCAGCGATAGAATCGTTGGTTTGGATATGCCGTCTCTATCCGCTTCCTGATCCAGTGACATTGCTCGACGGAACCGCTTTTCCTCCGAACGCAACACCTGCATCACAGTGCGCTCCACCTCTGTTACCTCGCCAGTAGCCTTGATCCGCACCATGCACTTGCCGTCCTCCGTTGTCCAGAGGTCATAGTCGAACTCGACTGGGGTTTTCGGGATTCCTTTCATTGCTTCGTCCTTTCCGCTGGTGCGAAGCAGCGGAATGACGAGGCAACAAAAAGAGCCGCATGACGGTGAGCGTGTAATTCCATACCGATAAATCAGGTGTTTCCATTTTGGAAACATCTGATCATGCGGCATTAGGAAGACTCACCAGTCAGCGGCTCCACAGCACAGCTATCAATATTTATTTGTTAATCTCTGCCCTTATCGGTCTTGATAAAAGCGAAGTTTTAACCGTCTCATACTGAGGACATTAAAGACGGTCTCCTGTCCACAGCGTTTGCACTTTGCTTGGACATGGCCTCTGGTGTCCTCAAATACAGCGATTGAATTGTGTCCACAGAAGGGACATTTCACCATCCTTGTTTTTTGGTTTGCGATGGCATGACGCGCTTTTCGGATCTTCTCCATCATTTCCTCAGACGGCTCAGAGATGCGGATATTCTTTTTCATGCCCACACCTCCAAGGGATCTGAATATTCCCGGTACGGACGATCCTCAATGTAACCGAGATGTCTCAGCCGGATTACAGCCGCCGACTTCGACACGGCAAACTGCCTACACAAAAGAGACAGTGATAACTTGTCACGATATGCGAACACCCCCTCGTAATTGATTAACTTCTTGCCACCGGCAAAATACCACATGGCAAGATCAATTTCTTTTTGCGGCATAAGGATGGCCGCGCCAAGGACATTAGCCTGCCATTCATTCCAGTCCTCGCGAGTCTTTAAGTCGCGGAGCGAATACACTGTCCGTGCCGAGTATTTCTTTGCATAGGCTGACTGCGCAGTTTCACTTTCCATCTGGAACAAAATCTGATGTGCGCACTCATGGGCAAGGGTAAAGCGTCTCTTGCCGCAGAGCTTTTGGACTTGTCCGGGTTGAATAAAGCTGGTGTCCATCAGAATTTGATTTTTCCTGAGTGGGATGGTTCGCTTCACGCCCATCTCTTCCGTGATATACTCGGTATCCGCATAGGCGGTCAGACCACAGATGCTTCCATCCGGGGAAAGATGGGCAAACGACACTTCCAAGCCAAGGTATTCCTTGGCGAACTGGTCAATCGGTGTCCCTCGTGCCATTCGTCGGATGTCCTTGGTTTCGCTGCCGAAAAAGAACTCATTGAAATCCTTGGTTACGGCTACTGCAATTTCTTCGATTTTCTTCTGGGATAAGATCATCGTTAGGTCTCCTTTGCTTCAACAAACCACTTGCTGCCCTCCTGAAACAGATAGGATTCTCTGCCACGGATCAGCACCGTATAGCGAATGCCGCCGCCACCCACCTTTTTGGAAGAGGCACGGCACTTATAGAGTACCTGATCGATCTGAAAAATTAGGCCGTTTTTCCACCGGATGAAGCGCGGATGGAATACGCCCTCCTGATCCACATCCAGATTGACCGAGACATAGGTTTTCCTGCAGTGTGCACTCATGTTTCTCACTCCTTGCTACACATAACGGGCACCGGCAACTTTCTCGTTGCCCGGTGTCCGTTACCAATTTCAGTCCAAACGAAAACGAACATCACATTTTGGTCTGCGCACTCTTGACGGGACACGCAAACCGATATACAATAAATGCGTAAAGCGATTGCGTATTATCATTATATGTAAACGGATTGCTTGTGTCAAGCACTTTTAGGCGGAAAACGCAAATAGATTGCATATTATCACGCTTACAGGTAGGAGGATATACTATGAGGTTCGGAGAAAAGCTCCGCGTACTGCGCAAGGAAAAGGGACTTACTCAGGCGGAACTTGCGAAACTGGCGGGAGTAGGACTCAAGACGATCACCAACTATGAAAAGGGCAGCACATACCCCCAGAACCGCGAGGTGTATGGCATTCTTGCCCGGATTCTCGGCTGCGATGCAGACTATCTGCACAACGAGGGCGACGATTTCATCGCAATGGCGGGGCAGCAATATGGCTATCGGGGCAAGAAGGGCGCCGAGCGACTGCTAAAAGAAGTAAGGGTAGCCTTTTCCGGAGGCGAGATGGCAGAAGAAGATATGGATGAGATGATGCTTGCCATTCAGGAAGCCTATATCGATGCGAAGAAGCGAAACAAGAAATACACGCCCCAAAAGTATCTGAAACAGCAGGAAGGAACGAAGTAAGCCCGCTCTATGGGACTTTTCATCTGTTATATTGAAACAGTACCATTCTGCCCGGAAGGGGTGATACCACTATGCTGATTCGAGCGGAGGAAGCCATTCAAAAAGCCAACCGTATTGTGCGGCAATGCGGCACGAGAAATGCTGACCGGATCGCAAGGGAGCTGGGGCTGATCGTCATGTCTCGTGATTTCTCCCGTCAAAAAGGCGCATACATGGTCATTGAACGAAACCGCTATATCTTTATCAATAAACATCTCGACCCCGTGATGCACGACATTGTTCTGCTCCATGAGATCGGCCATGACCGCCTCCACCGTAAAGATGCAATCCGTGCCGGCGGACTGCAGGAATTCAATATCTTTGACATGAGAGACAAGCGCATGGAATACGAGGCAAATATGTTTGCCGCACAGATCGCCCTTCCAGACGAGGAAATTCTGGAATACATATACGGCGGCTACGATGTGGGCCAGATTGCGCGGGCAATGTCTTCGGACATCAATTTGGTGGCGCTCAAGGTCTCAGAGCTGAACACGAGGGGGTATCGCTTCCGTGAACAGGAACACCGAAGCGATTTCTTAAAATGAACGAGATGGTTTTGCCGGGACAAGCGAAAAGGAGAAAATCAAGATGAAATATTTGCTGTATCGTTCCTTCGGGAATCTGGACAAGGATGTGAAGAAGCACGAGCTGGTGGCTGTGGAGTATGGAAAAGACATCTACGATGTGACCGACGCACTCATCAAGGCAGCTGCGGATGACCTTGCCGGTCTGTCGGAATACGAAAAGTATGAGACCGACGCCTTCGCTCCGGAGCGGACAAAGGATTTCCGTAAGACCAAGCGGTACGCCTACGAGATGACCGGCATTGTCTATCCTACCCATGCTGACAAGAATATTCTCATTGACTTTGGAATCGTGGAGGAAGCGGAATGA